TATTTCATGCGCAGGAAATGCTTGCGGCAGGTCTTCACCTCATGCGCCGTGTGCAGGATCTTCATACCGAGGATCGCGGCAAGGTACAGCTCCGTGAACTCGAGAATCGCGTTCTTGCCGTTCTGGCGCGGCACCGCGCACCCGCAATCCGACGCCGCCCATTGCAGCTTCGAATCCGTGGCGAGCCACCCATCAAGCACGATACGCTGCCACTTATCCGGCTTCATGTCGTAGCCGGCGGCGAGCGCGCACGCCTCGCCTCCCTCGGACTGCGCGTGCTTGGGAACCAGAGCGAAGCTAGGTTCCTGTACGCCTCTTCGCCTTGCCACCCTCGATCACCCTCAGCTTCCGTCGTTCGGCTATCTCGTCAAGCGGCGTATGCCGCTCCTGCTGTTTCACTTTCGCCTGCGTGATCTGGCTGCGTGCGGCTGGCGTGATCCCGTAATCCTGCAGCAGCTTGTTCAGTATGGGCACGCTGGCGAAATTGCCGGAACCCCAGATGTCCGCGTGGATCAGGGCGGCGTTCATGAGGTTGTCCCAGTCGGCCTCGGTCCACGAGTCCGCGCCGGGGGTGGAAGCCAGATGCTTCCACCATCGCATGGTCGCCTTGGGCCATTCGATGCCGTCAGGCAGGTTAGGCTGTGCTGTCGTGGTCTTGGCCAACTGGATCACCTCGAATCTAAATGTCAGGAGCCGGAGGAACGCGAGCCTCCGCGAGAAAAGCGCTGCGGATACGACCGGCAACGTTACGCACCGCATTGCCGGCACGCTGGAACAGGTTTCGCATGATTCACCTCCTTCACAATTTGGGTAAACAAGGGGAAACATCGTTATGGGGAAGGTCAGTACTGCCGCAGGCTCACGTCTCGGCCGAAGTTACGCCCTTCGGCAACGCGCTTTAAAACCATGCGAGAGTTCTTGGCGTCCGCGACTTTCCAAGACTGGGAGACACCGGCTTCAAGATCATTGACTCCCTGTTCCTTGCGTTTCTTCATTAATGCTCTCGTTTTGATGGTGTCCTGCCATATCTTCGAGATGCGTTCGTCGGAGAAGCCCTGTCTGCGGTACTGGGATATTCGTTCTTTCGAGAAACCGACGCCGGAAAGCGCATACCCCCTCGAACGCGAACGAGATGAATTACCGCCACTCCCGCTGCTGGACGAACGGGAGGCCGAGGAGGAACCGCGCTGCATGAAAATCACCTCTCAACAGAAAAGCCGCCCCATGTGGACGGCTTGAACGAAAAAACGGCTTACCGGTTCACGATCCGCTGGATCGAGACGCGGAACGGGACGTGCTCACTCGCAAAGCGGAAACACCGCCACCGGGCGAGCCGGGAGAGCGACGCCCATACCCCGCATAACGGATATCGTTGGTGCTCGCGTAACGGACTCGCCTCATAACTCGCCTCCCAGCTTCCGAGCGACGGCCATGCCGTCCAAGTACTTGTCGCCGAGCTTGCGAAGACCGTACTCGGCGAGGAAAGAGTCCTTGTCGTCTCGCAAGGGGAACGCGATAGCGAACCAGTGTTCGGAATCGGTCGGCTCCACGAGCTTCCTGGGACTGCGAGCCGAAACCAGCGCCCTGTGCAGGGCGGCGAACTCGGCGAGACAATCCTTTTCCAGATCATCGGAGTACTTGACATCGGCGAGTGGGTCAGGCGTCTTCTCCGCGAACCCGAGGCCACCACCGAACCCGACTCCGGCACCAAACGCCACGGCGGACGACTTGGCCGGCTTGTACGGGGCGAGTAGCTTCTCGATATCACGGTACGCATAGATCCGGTGGTTTTCGCCGAAGCCAAACCGTTCACGCCACCGCGTCATCTCGGCGGGGGAGGGGAAGCACAGGCACAGCCAGAATTCGGTGTCGGTCGCATCCACGAACCGCTTGCGCTCCGCACGGGCGCGCTCCCGGTACTCCTTCGCGTTCTCGTCCAGATTCTCCGGCACCGGCTTCACAGTCTTCTTGCCCTTGGACTTCTTGGAAAAGTCGAATCGGAAATCACCTGACATGATCCACCTCCAACAAGGGGAACCATTCAAGCAGCGTCGCGTAATCGTCCGGTGCCTTGTCCTTGAGAACCTTGGTGAAACGCTTGTCGATGCCGTCGAACGAACGCCCGAACCACGCATAATCACACGGCAGCTCGATATCATGCGATCTGATGCAGTCCAGCACCTCGCCCTTGAGCCAATCCCCGATAGGACTGACCTTCTTGAGATTGCGCCGCCAGTACCCGTACTGGACGAACGCGCCACGACGCTGAATCGAATCGGCGGCGCGCACGCCATCCGCGCACCACGTGCTCTTATCCAAGCCCACGTCGGCGCGGATGAAATCCCACATCTGCTCATACGACGGCTCAGGCAAACGCGCCGCCTCGATGTAGCGCAGACGTTCGGGAGCCTGGAACACCGCATTGTTCAGCCAACGGTACAGCGACGGGTGCGGATACCTTTTGATTCGGGTCTGGAACTTCTGCTCGAAATAATCAAGCTCCTCGTCCACGAACCTCAAACCGGGCACATAGTAGAGATACGCGGGAACGACCTCGATGCCCATATCCCGCATCGCCAGCCACGCGGCTATGGAATCCTTGCCGCACGAAAACGCCAACAACACGGGCCTGCCATCAGCGGCCAGCTTCTCACGCACCGCGAGACTCGTGCCCTGATTACGAATAACCGTGGTCACTTCGGCCACCTCCTTCCCGTCATGCGAATAAACCGCGAATGCGAATAAAACTCGACACCGGCACGCCGGAAGCTCGCCTCCGACGACCACACGAACACATGCAGCCCATGTCCGCTGGTCGAAACCTCCGCATAGATCGCATCCGGCAGCAGCTCCATCGCCTTCGCGGGCGGACTGGTCAAATCAACATGGTCGAAATCCCAGCACGCAAGCCCATCGCCGAGCATTATGCCATAACCGTCACCGGCCTTCGAGCGCATGACCTCCGAATATGACGCCCAGGTACTTGAGTCCGTCGAACTGGCCGGCGACCCATCGCACATAATCGGACGCTTACCATCGGCCCGCACCCAACGGCGCAATGCCCTGAGCGCTTGGGGTATCTGATGTTTGCGGCTCCACGCCTTGCGGCATCTGTCCGAGCAAAACAGTCTCGGACGCCTAGGGTTAGGTGTGGGTTGGAAGAAGTGGCCGCAATTCCTACATTGGTTGACCATAGCTATTACTATAGCATATATTCCAACGATTCGCAACACTAATTTCGTGACATATCAAAACTGCGTAAAATCAAACGTAACAGCCTCGGAAAACAACGGGGCAAAAACATCAAAACCATGCCGGAACGGCTTCCACGGGCGCTCGCAGACACCCCAGCGGCCAAACGTACGATACTCCACGCGGGTTGCGGGGGGATGCGGGCGCTATGTTCTGTGGGGAGCCTTGCATGGGAGGGGGAGGGTATGGCCCCCGGTTACCATTGGCGGCTGATTGGGATGGTGTTTTGTGGTTGTTTTTTTGTGTTTTGGTGGCCTGTGGTGTTGGCGATTATTTTGTTGCTTTTTCTTTGGTTGCAGATTCTGTGTGTGAGTTGTGTGTTGTCATAGCTGGTTGGTGATCCGCCTCGGCTGTATGGGATGATCTCATCGAGTTCGCAGCTGAGTGGGTGTGGTGTTTTGAGCGTGAGGTCTATGGGTTTGCCGCACAGTGGGCAGATTGGTATTGGTCCTTCGGCGGCGATGTGTCGGGCTTTGCATTTGCGGCGGGCTGCTCCATTTTGGTATCGGCCTGAGCCTGCCTTGTTGCTCATGTTCCCCATCCTGTGTGGTGGTTGGTGGCTTGGGCGAGATTCGAATTCGCGGCAACCCGAGCTTTGCGCTCTGTTGTGATTGCGCCCTAGCAGTCGCTGCTATGGCCGGTTGGGCCTCTACCGTACGCAAGCCGTGGCATACGCGGTTGGCTTCGATCCAACGACCTGCGGTTTTGGAGACCGCTGCTCTACCTGCTGAGCTACGCGCATAGGTGGATATGAGTAAAGCCCCTGAGATGTTTATCCCAGAGGCTTTCACACTTATCCTGATACGGAGTATACCACGGGGTGGATTCACCCTACTCCTGTCTGTGTTTTGTTTTTTCAGGCGGCTTGGATGGTGAGGCGTCCGCCGAGGGCGTGGATTACCTTGGCGATGGTCTGGAAGCTGGGGTTTCCGTCCTTGCTGAGGCTTTTGTAGAGGCTTTCGCGCCCCACGCCCGCGTCCTTGGCGATCTGGGTCATGCCTCGAGCCTTGGCGACGTTGCCGAGTGCGGCCTGCATGAGTGCGGGGTCGTCGTATTCGGCTATGGCGTTGAGGTAGGCGATGATGTCCTGCTCGTTTTCGAGGTATTCGCTGGTGTCGTAGTCGGTGATTTCGGTGCTCATTGCTGCTCCTTGTAGTCGTCGAGTATGGCGTGGGCTTGTTTGATGTCGGTCTGCTGGGTGCTTTTGTCGCCGCCTGCGAGCAGCAGCATGAGCACGTTGCCGCGCGTGGTGAAGTAGACGCGGTATCCGGCTCCGATGTGGAACCGCATCTCGCTGACCGGGCCTCCCACGGGTTTGATGTCGCCGAACGGCCTGCCGGCGAGCTTGCAGGCGTCGAGCCGGGCTTGGATGGCGGCTTTCGCCTCGCGGTTCCTGAGTTTCTTGAACCACTTGCGGTATTCGGCGGTTTGCTTGATTTCCATACCCTTATTGTATCTCACAGGCTACACTATGTCAAGCCGGGCGGCCGCTGGAACCCATCGCCAACGCCAGAATCTCCCGTATGTTGAACTCCCAGTAGCCGTCATCGACCGGCTTGCTGCTGGGCAGCTTGCCGCGGTTGAGCCAGTTGCTGATCTGCTTGCGGCTGACCTCGTATCCGTAGTTGTCCTTGAGCCACTGGCTCATGCCCGCAGGGGTCTTGGTCAGGTGGATTGCCTCGGCCTTGTCTCGGCTCCGCTCGCGCAGCTCCGCCACGTTGATGGGGTTGCCGCATTTGCACAGTAGCAGCGATTCGCCCTTCGCGGCCTGTATCTCGCGTTTGCATTCTGGGCATACGCCGATGATGCGGCGTGTGCGAGGCCTGCGGTCCACCAATGGTTCGATGCGCCGGTTCATTTTGACGAGCTGGCGCAGGAACCGACCGGCGTTCGTCGCCTTGCACAGCCATGCGAGCCTGGTCTGCATTCGGGGGATGAGCCGTTGCCATCTGTCGCTCCACACGGCTCCCGCGTCGTACCATGCGTCCTGCAACAGGCTTTCGGCTTTGTCCAGCAGGTCGATGGCGTGCATGTTGACGGGGCTGGGCGCTTCGCCGCCCTGCGGTTTCCCGCCGCTGCCCGGTTCGCCGAGCTTGTACTCATGCCGTGCGACCCGCTGCAACAGTTGCATGTTGCGGCGCAGCTGGTGGAGTGTTTTGGCGTAGGTGCGTCGGCAGTCCCGGCAGAGCGTCCATGGTGCCTCGACCTGCTGGTTGCCGCAGTATTGGCATGGTTCGGTGGTGATGAACATTATGTTGAAACCCTCCACGTTCCGGCTATGATGGTGCTTTGGTGAGCGTGCCCTCCGCCTGTTGGTGGAGGGTTTCGTTTTGTCTTTCGTTGGATTCAGTGTTTTTACGCTGAATCCAGTCATGTATTCGCGTGTGTTTATCGGTATTTTTTCAGATTAGTGGTTCGATGAATTCCGGCATGGAATCGTCCTTGTATGGTGCGGGCGTTTCTGGATGGGCGATGATGTACAGCACCTCATCCAATGGCACGCCGAGCAGTTTCGCCGTGTATTCGGGCGTGGCCGCTTTGCTCCGATGCCATTTGAGTATTTCCTCGCGTTTGAGACTGCTTACGCTCATGATTCTCCTCTTCCGTAGGGATTGTTGACCGAGTATGCGTCGCGCCCGTAGTCGCGTGACAGTTCCTCCAATTGCCCGACCGTGAATCGGCATCCCACGCCGTGCTCCTCCGCGTCCACTGCCACGCAGCCGAGCTCGAACGCCCGTTCGGCCACCTGCCGGTCGTGTTTGTCTATGGCGGGCTTGAACGCCTCCAGTAGAGCGTCCTCGCTATAGTGCTCGCCCTGCTCGTAGACGTAATCAACGGCCATGCGCAGCAGTTCGCCGAAATCCTCGGGAATATAGTCTGGGTGCACGCTCTCTCTGCTTACGCTCATGATTCCTCCTTGAGCGTGGCGACATATTCGATGGCCTTGCGCTCACGTTTCGCGTACCTCCCGCACTTGCGTTTGAGACGTTTGAGGCTCATGGCGTATATGTAGACTCGGAAGTCGCCGTCCTCGGTGATTCTGGCCTCGTACCGGCTCAGGGCTGAGGCCCTGAATTGCGCGGTCAGATGGTTGGTAAGCTGTACTCCGTTCATCCCTCCACCTCGATTTCCTCGCCGTACTCGCCGTAGAGTTGGTCTGCCGCATCCTTGGTCGTGTAGAGGCATTTCGCGGGCGCTTGTTCGTAGTCGTAGATGTCGGCTGCGACGACCTTTCGAAACTCCTCGCGGGTGAATATCTTCTCCTTATAGCTCATCGTCTGCCTCCATCGGGTAATTGATGTCCTCAAGCGAGTACGCGGGATAGGTCCGCTTCACGCGTCCGAACGGTTTCTGCGTCTCCGGGCCTCTGAACGGTGGCTCATATTCCCACCATTCGCTGCCGTCGTATTCTTCGCGGCGCAGGAACCCGCCATCAGTGAACGCCACGACCAGATCGGCGGCTATCTCCTGACTGCCGTATCCGTCGTCGTAATCGATGTCGAGCACCTTTTCGGCCTGACTCCACGGAATTCCCAGCTTCTCGTCGCGGGAGCCTACGAATCGAACGTCATCGGTCGAATGCTTGCTTCGTGAGATCGCACTCTTGGTTTCATCTAAAAGATTCATTCTTCCGTTGCCTTTCCTTGCATTGCCTTGACTGCGAGTCGCATGGCGTCGTAGTATTCGGCCCTCAACGCGCAGTCAGAATCCCATTGAGGGTAAGAGTCGGGCTTCAACGCCTCGTAGAACGCTTTCGCCCCGGCTTCGATTTCATCGTTCGTGGGCTGGCGTGAGGCTCCGGCGATATACGCCTCCTGCATGAGCGTGTTGCTCTTGTACACGTGTTCCGCCTTGCTGATGATGATGCTCATGCTTCCACCGCCTTGGCCGGACGGAACGGAGCTTGAGAGGTCACGTGCTTGCTGTTGAGGCCCGACCAAACAGACCCGGTGACGGGGGATTCCGGGTCACCGATAAGCAAAGCGACCAACTTCGAATTGTCCAGGCCGGAGATGGCGACGCTCCACAAGGCATTGTCCTTATCCCACCACAACCCGTCATGGTCGGGCAGCTTCGGCTTCCGACGCAAAGCGTAGGCGAAATCATCGGAGTCGATGCAGTACTCACCGTCTATCTCGCTGATGCGGATACGCAGGAGCATGTCGCCTAGAGGGTCAGGCTTGAGATCGATGACGCGGAAATGGTTTCCCTCCGTCGTGCAGGCAATATCGCCCACCTGCACGTTTTCGATGTTGTCGATGCGCTCATACTCGGGGTCATCCAACAGTTCGATGGATTGGATATTGTCTGTTGGCTCAAAATCACAGGAAGAGTCATAGCCGCGTGACGTGTACAAAGAACGGTTATCGCCTAAATCAATATCTCCTATGTCATCTAACACTCCAGTAACAATGGTGCCGTTCTTCCATGTGGCCTTGACGTGCAGTCCGGCCATCTCCTTGCAGGTCTTGCCCTCCCAGAATGGTTTCTCACTGCTCATTGGTTTTCCTCCTTTTTGCCTGCTTCGAGCGCATCCAACAGGTCGTATTCGGCGAGCATGAGATGCGCCTGGGCACGGGTCATTGATTTCAGCGTCTGCGAGTCGCTGCCGGCCATCCAGCCGAGAGAGCTCACTTTTTCCTCGAGCGTGTGGGTCTGCGCCGCTAAGACGCGCAATCGTTCGTCAAGCAGTGCGGTCATCGGTTTCCTCCGTTTCGTCGTTGATTGCTTGTTCGATTTCGATAGCCAAATCGAGTGCGGCCGCGAACCCTCGCATGTAGGCGTACAATGCGGCCTCCGGTTTGCTCATACCACCGATTTCCGTGGCCTCGAGCAGCCATTGCATCGCCCGCTCCTGCGGTGTCGGGAACTTCGTGCTCATGGTTTCGCCTCCAGTTTTCGCTTGGTTTCGGGATCCGTGTACAGGGTGCAGGTGACGCCGCGTTTGCGGGCTTCGGCCATGACCGCGTTCAACGCGTTCCGGTGCCCGCCCTTCGAGTTCTGCCAGTACGCGCGGTGCAGCCACCATTGCAGGTCGGCGTCTCCGTCAAGGCACGGGTTCGCCACGAGGAATTCGGTGAACAGGCCTTCCCGGCATTTCCAATCAGCGGTGTCGCTCATGACCTGGCCTCCATGCGTTCGCGTTCCTCACGTTCGCGCAACGCTTCGGCGCGCCGCCACAGCCTGTACCATTCGTCCGGCCATTTCGATCTCGCCAACGCCTGCTGCTGTTCCGACAACGCCAGCGCGGCACGCTGGCATTCCTCGTCGTCCACGTGCGAGCACAGCCAGTCCACGTCACGCAGTCTGCGCTGGTGCTCGGCCTCGGCCTTCTCCTCCTCGGGGCTCTTCGGCATGGGCTCGTTGGCCCAGTCGACCTCCCAGTAGGGTCGCTTGTCCGCCTTGCCTCCGCCCGCCACGTAGATGCCGAAATCGGTCACGTAGCGCGGTTCGGACTGGCGTGCCACGTATTCGCGGCAGCGGTTCACGAACCATGCCACGATGTCCGGTGCAGCGCCGCCCGCCTTGACGATTGGTGCCGATTCGAGCACCAGCGTCCGCTCGTAGCTGCGTCCGCGCATCTTCGATGCCGGATAGAAGCCGCGAACCTGTTCGACAATGGCCTTGGCCTGTTCGTAGCTGATGGCGCGGGGCTCCTCTCCGAGGTTGGCTTTGAGGTTGTCCTCCCTCCAGGAATCCTCCTCGCCGGCCCCCTCGGCTTGCGAGGGGGTTTGGGGGAGGGATTTTTCGTTAGAAAAATCCTTTTGGTTATTGGTTATTGGTTCTTGGTTAAAAGACATGGGCGTGACACCCTGATTGTCACGGCGTGACACTGGCGTGACGGATGTGGGACGCTCCTCAGACATGCCCGTGACAGGCTCATTGTCGGCGTCGGTCACGGGCATGTCCGCGTCGCGTTCGCGCTTGCGGCGCTGGCGTTCCGTAGCCTTCGTCTTCGCCTGCTCGATCTGCTTCGCGCTGTTCTGATACTTCAAATAATTACGGATTGCGTATTTGCCTTTGGTAGCCTCACTGGGTTCGAGCAGCAGGCCGGAGGCCACGAGGTCGTTCACGTCCTCATCCGAGGCGTTGAGCACGTACAGCAGCTCGTCTTCGGCGATGAGGCCGTCCGACGAATGATCGGAACACCAGCTGATGGCCATGACGTACAGGAGCGCCGCAGACGGGTTGCGTCGGCGCAGTTTGAGCACGTCCTTGTCCTGCCAGAAGTCATTGCTCAGCTTCGCGTAACCGGCCATGTCAGCTCCTTCCTCCTAGATATGCGATGAGTATGGCGGCGATCAGAAGGACCGCCGCCAATGTGTTGCCGGTCACTCGTCCGGTCCCAACGGAAGTCCGTCGTTCAGCAGGAGCGCGAACAATTCGAGCGGCATCCACACGAGCATCGGATTGGATGGCACCGGCCTCGATTCGCCGCGCAGCCGGTTCGCGAGCTCGCGGCGAATCCGGTAGTCCGGTCCTAACACGTGCCCCATGTGCGCGGAGAGGAACCGTTCGAGCGTTCCGATGTCGAACACGGCCATCTGCCGGGCCATGCCCTTGAGGCTTTTCACGCCCACGCCCTTGCGATGCTGGATGAGCACCCCGTAGGGAGTGTCCATGTTCGCCATCTCCACTTTGAGCTCACGCCAGTGTTTGCGATAGTTCGGCATCTTCGTGTCCTTGCATTCCACGCACACCGGCTCGCCATGGAACATGACGCCGATCAGATCGCCCTGGTCGGCGTTGCCATGCAACGGCATGCGGTCGATGCGCGTGTCCTGCAACGCCCACGCGAGGTAACGCACGGTCCACGTCTCAAGGCTTGTGCCCTTTTTCTTGGCGGGGTTAACCATTCTGCTCACCGTCCTCGTGTGCGGCTTCGATGGCGATGGTCTCGAAGTTCGGCTGCTCGGTGGGGAACATGCTTTTGAGCGTGTCCATCGTCTCCGCGATGGAGAACTCGGAACTGCATGAGATGTGGTCGCCCATCGTGTACTCGAAACGCTGGCCGCAGACACGGCACCAGCGCGGCAACGGGTTCCGTTTCAGCAGCTGCTGCGTCTCCCTCAGGTCGGTGGTGCCTTCCTGAGCCCATACGGGTTTCTTGCAGCGCGGGCACAGCGACCAGGGGGGGCGTTTCACGACCGGTTTGGCCGGCGCGAACAGCTTCTTCATGGCCTTCTCCGTGGAACCGAACACCAAGGGCCACGAGTCCATGATCTGCTGATATCGTTCCTCCGGCCGGTCCTCGAAATCATCACGGAACCGGTTGAATTCCTCGATGCCGTGGAAGATATGGCTCGAGGCGAGCCACAGCAGGGTCACGGCCACGTAGTCGGGGTAATAGCGGTTAGGTTGCACGCTGACGCGCACGGTGGTGTCGTAGGAGAGTCCCGCCTCCGCGTCCAACGCGCTGTAGGACACCTCCATCGAGTGTGCGAGCGTAATCAATTGGTCTTTTTCAGCGTTCAATGTGATACTCCTCTTCGGCTTCCTCTTCGCATTCCGGGCATGGAATCGGCCGTGCCGGGTACAGCGTGCAGCCGTGCTTCGGGCAGACCGGTTCCACGTCCGTCGGCGTCTCATCGTGATACAGGTGCAACATGGTCAGAACTCCGGGTCGCTTCCGCCGTTGGCCCACGGGTCGGAGGCCGGTGGCTGCGACTGCTGGTATCCGCCCTGCGTCTGCTGCGTGTAGCCGCCCTGCGCGCCGTAACCCTGAGACTGTCCGCCGCCCTTCTGCCGAACGTTGGTGATGGCGACGGCGCTGGCGTTGACGTTGCAGCTCGCGGCCAATTCACCCTGCTTGGTCTGGTAGCCGTTGAACCCGTTGACCTCGCCAACGATGGTCACGTCCACGAACTGGTCTTGATTCTGACGAAGTTGGTTGATCTGGTCGAACACGGGGTTGAGGTTCACGTAACCCGTAGGCCACACCGAATAGTTCTGTTCCGGCTGGCTGACCCAGTTGCCGTTACGGTCACGGTAGCCCGGCGACACAGAGACGCGCAGGAACCGTTTACCGTTCTTCGTCTCCTGCACGCCCCACGCCGTGCCCTGGATGATGATGCTCGTCCTGCCCGCCATGGTCACTCGCCTTCCTTCACGCTGGCCTTCAACTGGCCCAGCACCTTGTCAAGCTCCGCTTCGGTCAGCTCATCGCTTGCCTTCACCTCACGATTCAGAATCTTCGAGATGGTCTCGCACGCCTCCGCGTCCGAAGCCACGCCCAAGGTCTGGAAGCGTCGAATCATCTCAGAACGCTTCGCCTCGACGGGAGACGGCTGCGGCTGTTCCGGCTCCTCGGGTTCGTCCACGCTCACGTCAACCGGCGAATCGTCCGCAGTCACGGTGGGCAGTGGACGGAACACGTCGGAATAATCCGGTGTCTGGTCGTCGCTTGCGGCCGCGTCGCGGGCCTCCACGCTGACCGGCAGGTAGGGGAACGCGCGTCGGATTACCGTCTTCTTCGCCATGGCCTCATAGTCGGACTTCCACGGGCTGACCGCCTTGCCGTAGCTGGGGCTGCGTTTCGCCGCCGCCTCGATCTCGTCGGCGTTCATCACCTGGAAGTAATGCCCGCCGTCCTTGAAGTTCGCGATCATGTACACATGGGTGAGCTTGCCGGGCTTCGCGCACGGCACGTGCCGCAGGTCCTCGTTCAGGCCATAGCTGTAGGTGAATTCGTCGCCCTCATGGACTGCTCGGGCGCTGATGTCCCTGATCTGGCCGCTGCGGCGTGCGAGGTCGATCATGCCCTTGTAGCCGATGATGAATGTGGCTTCCTTCTGTCCGGTGCGGTAGTTCTTGTTCCCGTAGGGCAGGATGTAGGCGCGTCCCAATCCGTCCACGTTCGACGGTTCCAAGCCCAATGCGGCGCATTTCATGAAGCAGGACAGCACCGATTCCACGCCGCAGTTGGCGAGCTGCGGTTCGCGGTTGATGGTGCTCACGTACATCTGGTAGAGGCGTTGCGGGCTGAGGTTGTTGCCGATGACGGCCGCGATGCGCGGCCAGCTCCTCTCCAGCAGGCTCTTCATGTTCTTCTGCGGGTTCATCGTCTGCATCTGCGCGTTCTGCGCCTGCGTCGCTAACTGTCCCATAATCGGGTCTCCTTTACTTGGTTTTCTTCGGTTTGATTTCGGTGAATCGGAAGGTGCGGCCCTCCCACGGCTGCACGACGCGCGTGTAGCCCTTGCGGGTCGAGTGCTTGTAGGTGGCCTGCAGGGTCCCGCAGCGCACCCCCTCGTGGTCGCCGACGTACACGAGGATGCAGTCCTGCAGTTCCTCGATACGCTGCTTGAGTGCCTTCTCGTCGGCCTTCGCGTCCCGGTATGAGGTCATGAGCTGTTGCAGGTCGTCGTCGCCGCTCATGTCCTCGATGCCCTCCGCGGGCTCCGGGTACGCCTTGGCCACGTCCGCGCCGGTCAGGGCGGGCATCTCGTCGCGGGCGACGAAACCCCAGAAGTCCTCGGCGGCGTGGATGATGGCGTCCACATCGTCCTCGTCGCGTTCGAAGCGCACCTCGACCGGCTCCGCCTCGCCGATGTCCGCGTAGAAATACCCCCAGCGGAAGCCGGTGACCGCCATGTAATGCGTGACCTGAGCCATGTAGTAGTCGGGGGCGATGAGCTCGCCCTCGTCGTTGTGCCAGTCGGTGCGGCCACGGTTCGCGTTCGCCGTCTTGATCTCGAGGATGCCCCACGAATCGCTCGCCTCGTCGTAGATGAAGCCATCCAGCGAGGCGTGCATGACCGGGTGGGCGTCAGACACGAGGCTGATGTCGGTGCCGTCGATGACCTGGAACTCCGGGTGGAGCTGGCGGAAGCGGCGGCGCAGTTCGACCTCAAGCGCGTTGCCCTTGATGATCGCCCACCTGCCGCTGATGTCCTCCGGCTCCTGACGGCCAGTCTTCTCCAACCACAATTCGTAGGGCGTCTTGTAGGTGTTGAAGCCGAGGATGGTGCTCATATCCGACCCGCCCACGCCCTCGGTGCGGAAGGAGAGCCACGCCTGATGGCGGCTCTCCTTCGTGGTGCCCGCCCCGCCGAAGCGCCTGAGCGAGAACATGTCGGTGCTTCGGCGGGCCTTGTCGATGGTCATGCGGCTCATAGCTGATCGCCTCCCGTCCGCGTGGCGGCGAGCGCGAGCACCGGCTCCATGGCGCGCAATGCGTGGCCGGCGGCCGCGTGTATCTGCGTGCATGGCGTGCCCTGCTGCCCCTGCCTGACCATGGACGCCTCGACCTGCAGGAGCGCGTCGGCCGCATCGCGCAGGATGCGCAGCCAGCGGGGTGCGAGCAGCCTGATCTCGTCGGTGTCGAGCAGCGACTTCACGCCGGGTTCGATGCTCACGCCGCTCTGGAGCGACGCGATGAACAGGAGGTTGTTGAGGGACTGCGCGTCCGGCTTCGCCGTGAGCGAGTCCAGCCCGTACAGCAGCTGCTCGCTGAGTCGTCGCATCGCCATCATCCAGTCGTCGGCGTCGCCGAAATCGTTGGATTCATCGGTGCTGTTCTGGTTCATCGTTGACCTCCGTAAAGATATTCGGCGCGGCTGCACCGGTTGCGTTTGTCCGCGTCCTCCACGTCCTCGCGCCGCCAGCCGATGACGCGGCCGTTCTTCCGGACCGGCTCCGGATAGGGGCTGGGACGCTCCCCGGAGCTCCACTTGTAGACCGTCGAACGGCTGTAGCCGGTATGCTCGGCGAGCTGCCTGACCGTGACCAGTCCCGGCAGCGCATTTGAAACCGCTGTGCCCATGGCGTATCCTTTCTCTTGGGTATTCCTTTCGGACAGTTCCCGTGCCAGCGGGGACTGTCTTTTTTTTCGGCTGAAACCTTGTGGTTTCGTGGACGGCCCGGAATCGAACCGGGTCCCGGCCTTTGCCCCGCGTCATGACCCGCGTGATCTCGGCCGGGGGCTACCTGCGCCGCCCCATGATGCCGCGCCGGATAGGTTCGACCCCGCAGGGGTCCCGGCGCGACACCGGTTTGAGAATCTTGAGTTATGGTTATTTGGTTTTAACGACTGGCCTTTGTCGCCGGCCGCGCGTCGGAAGATGAAGAAGAGACGACACCCGGCCAAGACTTTGTCATCCGCGCTCGGAGTCCTCCGGGAACAGCCACGGGGCATCGCTCGCGGCGAGCAGCAGCAGCGGCGTCAGCGCGAACACGCCGCCGACGGCGAGCGCCAGCATTGCCACGATCGCGCCCAACGGATGCGAGCAGCCGTCGTGCGAGAGGATCCACAGCATCGCGCAGACCGCGGTGACGGCACCCGCGGCCATCACAGTCAGGCCGGATATGGCCGGATACCGGCGGACGAACCTCTTCGACGGACCGCCATCGGCCTGAAGAAGGCCACTCGCGTGACGGCCGTAATCCTTGGTGTTCATCATTTGCTTCTTTCGGTTAGGTCACCTCCCCTAAGCTGGATGTTGCCTAACTACTAGCTATGGGAGGAGGTGAAAAATCAGAAATGACCAATCGTTTGCATTTGGGCTATGGGGAGTCTCTACTGGCGTAGCCGTTCCTCGATTCGTTCCATAAGGCTTTCGTCGTGCGCCATCACATACCCCGTAAGGTGCACGGCGATTGCCCCGCCAACCAACAGCAAAGTTGCGCCATACCCGATAAATCGAACGGCCAATCTATATGCATCGCGGACTTTCATCACGTCACCGCCTTCCCACAGAGGAACAGGTTCACGAAAAACGCCTGACCCTTGCCCGTCACCTTCGGTGTCTTATTCACCGTGATATGACCGTCCGAATGGGTAATCTCCGTTTCCTTGATGCGGAATAAGCCCAATTCCATGCTCTTCTGCGTCGGCATGTTCCGGCTGCTGCCCGTCTTCATGAGCCAACCGTTCTCGCGCAGCCACGCGAACAGGCGCGTACCGCCCATGTCAATCCCATTGCCCTTGAGTATCTTCGCCAGCTCGCCAACCAGAATGTCGGTCTTACTGGCGCTTACCGCGTCTGCGAATAGCACTTTGGGAGCTTGTGCCTCTAGCTGCCTTTGCTGTTCGTCGACTTTGGATCTAAGCCAGTTCATCGCCGCCAAGGTCATCTGTTCCGGCGTCATTGATTCCTGTCCGGCCATGTAGCCGCCGTGTTTGCGGATAGAGGGCAGGACTTCGTGCGTTACCCAACGCTGGAACTCTTTAGCCTCCTGTTTGCGGCTGCGCATGATCAACTTGTACAAACCCGGCTCGGAGACGATCAGGGGAGCACGACCGCCATTCTTCCCAACCTCCCAATTGGGGAGGTTGGTTGCCTCAGTGATTTCGTCAGAGTCAAGATCACGCCGAAGATGATTGGTCTCCACTGCTAGGATGTCGCAGGCGTCCTTGGCGACGAACCACGGCTCGCCAGCGGCGTCGATGTCGAGCCGTGGTTGGTTGTTCTTAAATTTGAAAATCTGGATTTCAGGCATGAGATACCTTCTTGCCAGCGAGCGCGGTGGCCAAGGTCTTGACCGGGTCTCCGCCCGATAACTGCTGTGCGGCCACGAACGCGGCGAGGCTCATGTCGTCGCCGTCGAGCCATTTGGCGATGGTCATGCGGTTGCGGTTGCTGGCGTCGGCGATGCTGGTTATCTTGGTCTTGGACAGCAGCACGCGGTTGCGGGTGTCATGGGTCGCCCGTTTTGCGACTTCAATTGCTGGTAGATTAGACATGTGCAACTTCTTTCGAAGAGGAGGGGAAAATGAACGCTGCGGAGTTTCTGTATGATTTCTTCGACAAGGAAAGTGTTTATGATGCCGACCAAGCCGGATACCGTTTCCCTGATCTGGTCGCCGCTCTCGATGAAATCGGGAAAGCGACTGACCAGTGGGAAAGGGAAGGACGACGCGTCAAAGGATTTCGCTCTTCTCTGCCTCGGTGGCGTAAATCCGTGACGATGGCGTTCACGGATACCGGCGAGATTCGTTGGGATGAGATCAGCGGCCCCGTTGGCACGTCCGATTTCATGTCCGACGCCGACAAGGACTTGTTGATGTACGCGGCTGAGCTGCTTGATTCATGCACGCTTCGGTTCACCGAAGAGCAACGGAACAATGTCAGGAATCTCGTCAGCGAGGCCAACACTGTCCTCAGAGGAATCGCGGACGGCATGCCCGATGGTCTGGCCTTGTACCTGTCACGGCTTCTGAGAGAAACAGAGACCGCATTGGACGAGTACGCCATCACGGGCGATTTCGTGCTTGACCGAGCAGTGAGCCGTTTGCGTGAGGCGTTGGACATTGCCATGGTGCAGACCCCCGAAGATAAGCAGTCGATGTGGGATAAAGTCAAGGATTTAGGTAAGCAGCTGGCTATCGGGTACATGATTGAGGCTCCGGCTCTTGCTCTGACCGCCGCCCAGATGTTTCCGCCCCAGATCGGCGGTTGACCTCGGTAAGGATGTTGTTGGATACCGTCACCTCGTATTTGTCGATGGCATCCTTGGTCAACGTGCCTTCACGGAGCATGCGGCGTATGTCCTTGCAGAAACCCATCACGAGGTTCATATACAAGTGCAGTTCCTTGGTCGAAAGCTGTCTGAAATCAGTTGAGGACATCTCAACCACCTCCAGTATGTAAGCTTGTGATTACTGAAAAGTAATGTTAGCTAACGCTTACAATTTAAGCAAGTGCGGCGTGTCTCCATGTGCTTACACGTATGTTTGAGCCATGGCAGCAAAGATTGAATGGACGGCAATGGATTACGCCGCAAAAGATGCCTTGGCGAAGATAATTGATGATTCCGCCTTGGCGTATAGAGTGATTGCCGAACGCATGGGTGGTGTGGTCAGCCATGTCCGAGTCGGATATATTCACAACGGCGAGAAGTCACCCGTTCGTCTTTCTGAATTTTTGGCGATCTGTGATGTGTGCAATGCCGACCCGGTGCAGACGTTGCGGGACATCATCGCCGAAGCTCGCCGCATCGAGGCTGAGCGCGCCGCCGACGAGATGGCCGACCGCATCGTCGCCAATCCCGAACAGTTCGACGTGGCCGCAAGCATCGATCCGCACAAGCGGGACGAAGCGAACACCCCTCGAGAATAAGGACAGGACCAATGGCCTCACTCAAGAAAACCGTGCAGGAAACACTGAGCATCAACGGGCTCGACGTCGCGATACGCGGCAACGGGGACGAAAACGACTACATTTCGCTCACCGATCTGGCGCGCGAAAAGGTCGGACCGGAAGGCGACCCGCGATTCGCAATCGGCAATTGGATGCGTCTGAAAGACACCATCGCGCTGTTGGGCATCTGGGAAAAGCTCAACAACCCGGATTTTAAACGTGTCGAATTCGACACGTTTATGGGTGAGGCCGGACGCAACGCCTTCACCATGACGCCAAGCCGATGGATAACGGCAACCAACGCCATCGGCATCCAATCCCGCCGCGGGCGCAATGGCGGCACATTCGCTCACGTGGACCTCGCCCTCGACTTCGCCGCATGGATCAGTCCCGAATTCCGACTCTACGTATTCCAGGAATACAAGCGACTCAAGAAGGACGAATCCAGTCGCCTCAACGCCGAATGGAACGAAAAGCGATTGTTCGCCGCCATGAACTACCGCGTCCACACCGATGCGATCAAGGACATGATGCCTCCACATCTGTCCCGCAACGACCAACGAATCAGATACGCACAGGAAGGGGACGTACTCAACATCGCCGTATTCGGCCGAACCGCAAGACAATGGAGAGACGCCAACCCGAACGCAAAAGGCAATATGCGCGACTACGCCAGTATCACGCAAAACCTCGTGCTGTCCAACCTCGAAAACCTTAACGCCGAAATGATTCGGGACGGCAAGTCCATCCGGGAACGGATGCTCAAACTCAACGAGATCGCACGTCGCCAGATGGAACTCTTCAACTCACATCCTACCGTGCGAAAACTCGAAGCCGAAGAGCACCACCATATAGAAAAACCGGAGGTGAATGAAAACGACGACCTACGCTGATTTGCTAGGGGAAGCCGAACTACTGGGTGTCGACGTCCGCGAGCGTTCACTAGGCAGCGATCTCGCCGGCTGCTACTACGACCCCAATCGTCTCATCATCATCGACGAGACGCTACCCGACTTCGCCCGGCGTTGCACGCTCGCCCATGAGCTCGTGCATGCGAGATACCACGATCGAGGCTGCGACCCGAACGGGTCAAAAGCCGAGAGGAGAGCCCGGCGTGAAACCGCGCTCCGACTCATCAACCCGACCGAATACGCGATCGCCGAACGCATGTACGAAGGGGATAGCTATCTCATCGCCCAAGCGCTCGACGTGACCGTACAGGTCGTGGAAGATTACAAGGAAATGCTGCACGATAGTGTGGCCGTATAAGGAAGGAGAAAAAGTGGGATTGTTCAGCAGAAAGACGCCGGAGGAAAAAGCCCGAGAAAAGGCCGAGTTTCAAGCAAGATTACAGGAGCAGATGGCCGAAGCGAAGGCGAAGGCGGAAGCCGATCGTGCGCTCACTCCCCTCAACGAGCGGATTGCGGAGTTCACCAGCAAGGAAACGAAGGAAACGTATCAGCTGTACAGGCGTGCGATCATCTACAAAAAGGGGATGTTAACGACAGAGGTGCATCCACTGGACGGTGTGACCGTACATCTGGAGTCCGGCACTGAACTCGAAGCCCGCGTCACCGTCACCCGCATACTCCTCGCTGGGCCGTTCGCATGGGCGTTCAAAAAGAAAAAAGGCGGCGAGCGATACATCACCGTGGAGGGGCCGGATTTCGCGATGATAATGGAAGTGCCACGCAAGCAGATTAAAGATGCCATCAAATTCGTAGCGAAAGTCAAAGACGCTGCGGCGAAGGCATCGTGATTTTATGAAAAATCGCCCCACTGACGGTGCAACGTCAGCAGGGCGTGAAGAACCGCCAGACCACCAGAGAAATGGAAAGGAGGACGCTTCGCCTCTCATCCTACACGGGGCGAAGCACACCCGAAAATGCTATTTGCTTCAGTTGTTTTAACCGAGTACGGGATTAGGTGCCTGTTCAGGTACGCAGAAATTAACATATGCGGCATGAGCGTCATCGCCGTCGATAGTGACTCTGAATTGGTAGTCGCCGGGGGAAAGCGGCATGCCGTTGGCGAAGTCGAGCGTATTCATCGAACGTCCGCCGATGTGGTTCTTCTGCTCGAGATTCAGCCCGGCGACACTTTCAACGGTGACGATATTGGCGACACGAACCGGCTGAGGAACAGGCCCTGCCATTTCAACGACGGCTCCGGAAGCGTCGCGCAGCGAATATTCCACGGTCATCTCGCACGGGCACAGGCTACCGGGTATACGAATTTCGGCGAATACGGAAAAACGGGCGGTAAGGCCGGTCGGAGTCAGTGGTATGATTCCGCCGCCCACGCCGACAAGGTTGGCCTTGCCGCCATTATCCACATTCGCGTAATCGGCGATGGTCAGATTGATTACGGCCTGTTCGGATACGTTACTCATAATCTATGCCACCATCATCTTCGGTGTCTTCGTCACGACGGACGCAACATAGGTGGACAAAGGCTTCTGAACGGGCATATTAACGCGCATCCTGGGATCGGGATTAAACAGCACGATATTGTCGGAAAGAATCTCGGCCCCATCGTCAGTGTATTCGGTGATGCTGGTCGGCTGATGGTCGTTGAAATAGAAGTCCACGCCTTCCCACACGTTTTTGCGGGTTTCGGCGAACGTGTCACCGGCGGCGGAGAATCCCGGCATGTCATCGGATTCGGCCCACCATACGCCGTCTTCCCTGTGATAGGTGACATTCACCTGTCGTGTATCCATGTTGCGCCTCTTCATTTCTGTCCGAGGATACTACGGATCTCCTCTTCGGATAACCCGACGTCCTTCACCAGTGTCTTCTTCACCAATCCAGGCGGAACAGTCTGTCCGTCATGGAAGGCAAAAGTCAACGGTGGACGGCCCTCCGCCTTCATTCTTTTATGCGAACCATTCGCGCGGTCAATCCCGTATCCCAGACCACGAAGGATACGGAACAGGTCCGAGGCCTTCATCGATGGGTAGACGATCGGCATGCGCGATTGCCTTTCGGTTGGTTCAATTCAGCAACAGTCCTATTAAATCACATTAAAACCGGTTAAAACGTGAATCTTCCATTATTAAGCAGGTAATAAAAATGGCGAACGTCACCAGATACAAGACCAGCAGAGGCGAGACGCGCTACCGCGTCCGATACAGGAAGCCCGACGGCACGCAAACCGACAAACGTGGCTTCAAACGCAAATCCGACGCGGAGAACTGGGCGGCGGAACACGTCACGCTGGCGAAGGCCACGGGGAGCTATGTCGACCCGCAGGCGGGGAAGGCCACTGTGGAATCGCTCTGGCCGGCATGGGTCGCCGCGAAACGTGTCAGATGCAAGGCGAGTTACATCGAGTCGCTGGAGCGCGAGTGGCGATGCCGAGTGGAGCCCATGTGGGGGAGTCGCGAACTGGCATCCGTCACGCGCCGCGAGGTGCAGGAATGGGTGACCGTCCTGCATGAGGGCAGGAGAGACCCGAGAGGCGAGGTCGTGGCCAAGCCGGTGAGCGCGACCGTGATATTGCGGGCGAGCGGCATACTCTCGGGGATTATGGAGCAGGCCAAGGATGACCGTCTCATCGCCGCGAATCCATGCGAGAGGGTGGAGAAGCCCCGGAAAAGGAGAAAGGAGCATCGGTATCTGAGTCTGGATGAGCTGATGAGGCTGGCCGACGAATCCGGGTGGAGGAGGCCGATGGTGCTCACGCTCGGACTGTGCGGGATACGATGGGGTGAGATGGCCGGGCTGCGTGTCGGCGACGTGGATCTGCGGCGTCATCGTCTCTGGGTCCGTCGCAGCGCCACCGAGGTCAGTCACAGGATCGTCGAGGACACCCCGAAAAGCGACGAATGGAGGCAGGTGGTCTTCCCGGATGTCCTTGGCGGGATGCTGCGCGACCGATGCAGTGGCCGCGGGGACAACGACCTGCTGTTCACCGACCCCCGGACGGGCGGATACGTCCGTCGCACGCATGGCCCCAACACCACGTCGTCATGGTTCTACTGGGCGCGTCGGCGCGCCGGCATAGAGGGAGAGATGACCGTGCATGACCTGCGCCACACCGCTGCAAGCCTCATGGTCAGGTCGGGCGCGAACGTCAAGGCGGTGCAGAACCAGCTGGGGCATGCGAGCGCCGCGATGACATTGGACACCTACGCCGACCTATTCGATGACGACCTGGATCTGGTGGGTGACGCGATGAATCGGATGCTCCTCGAAAAAAATGTGGGCAAAATGTGGGCAAAAGAAAAAGCAGAGGCCGCATGA